AATAACCTTGCAGCCAATGGGGTTATTTCCGGAGATGAAATCCGTCTTTTCGTTGGTCGTATTTTACAGTATGGCTACCGTGGGACAATCTCGACATCTTGGAGGTCACAGAATGAAGCAGCAGCAAACAGCATTGCACAGGCTTAGTCGCGATCCTCGACTGCGGCGAAGTCTCGGAGAGCGGTCGGATCCTCAACAATCTCCTCCAGCGGGCCGGCGTCATCGCCAGCGCCGAAGGGCTCGGATAGGCTGCGGGTGTTGTCCACTTTCCGGAAAGCGGTCATGGCTTTGAGCCGGCCCCGGATATGGGCGAACAGGTATGCCTTGAAACTCGCGCCGATGCTGCTGTCGTATAGCTGCGCGGATTGGATCATCATGAAGTAGCCCTCTTGCAGGAGATCCTCGACTTCCATGCCACGCGCTTTGGCTCCGCGTCTGATGTGCTCGCGCCGCCACTCTCGCCAAACAACATAGCAGATGATCCCTTTGGTCTGCTCGTATAGCTTCGGCGCCAGAGAGAGGTCGCCCTGCTTTATCATGCCGACGATCTCCTCGATGCTCTTTTCTGTTTCTTCAGGCCCCATCCCTTCACCTCCTCGAAGATAGCAGAACAGGAGAGGGCCCGCGATCGGGCCGCCCTCCGTTCCACTTTTTTGATGCTGTTTCGCCCCTTATGCCTGCGCGTCCTCCGTCTGGACTTCCTTCTCTACTTCAGACTCAGGCGCCAGAAGGATGACGGGACGAAGCTCGGATGCCGAGAACTTGGGGTCGGCGTTTACCCTGACAGTGCCGTCGCTCTTGATCGTGAGCATTTCGTCAAGGATCTTTTTGCTGGCCCTCGTCAGCGTCCAGAACTCCGCGTGAGTCTCGCCTATAACGTCCGAGTGCTTCTGGTACTGGCTGAGGCTCAGGAGCGCGATGGTGTCCTCAAAGGTCGAGCTGCCGGTGCCGTCGAGGGCGGTCAGATCCACGGTCATCTCGAGGAGCTCCGCGTGCTGGTCGTTCTGACTTAAAAGCTCCGGAAGGAAGGTGTGCCGGAGCACATAGCGGGCAAGGCTATTTTTCCAGTCGGAAAGGTCTTTTCCCCGGCGAGTGCTGAGATTGGCAAACGGCCGACGCTTGAGTAACTCCGGCACGCTGTCCAGCAGCGCATAGGTTCCGCTGCCCGTCGGCTCAATGGCGAGCCATCTGAAGCCAGAAAAGCTGAAGTGTTCTCCTCGCTGGATTTCAGATATTTTCATGATGCAGCAGCCCCCTCATCGACGGTTTTGGGCGCCTTTTTGCATTTGCTTGTAGAGGGCGGCCGCGTCAATAGCCTCCCTTTCTGCGTCGGTCAGCTTCCTGCCGAGTGCAATCTGGCGCAGCAGCTCGAAGCGCTGACGCTCTTCCTCGGTGGCGGTGGCCGGAGGCTTCATGGCAAGGATGTACGCCTCACGCTGCTCTTTGCTCATGTGTTCCAGCCTGCTCAATTCCTGCATGGTATCTCCTCCTTACCCTTGGTAGTAAATGCGCGCACGGGTGTCCTCGTCGAACACAAGGCCGGTAATGCTGCCGAACGTTCCGGACGGGTTAGAATACTTCGCGGTTTTTTCTGTTGCGAAACAGTTGTAATCGGGATCCCTTCTGGTCGTGCGGCGGTCATCTCCCGCCTGCGTTTTGATCGTCAGGTCTACGGGGCCTTCCGTGACCACGCGGATCCAGCTCAATCTCTCATACCCGAGCTTCTCGATGACATTCTCGCCGGCTTTAGCGTCGATCAACTCATCGCCGGGAATATTGGCTTTAATAATTCTCATGGTGTTGCCTCCTTTGGTTTTGTCCTGTTTTTCTATACTTTGGCTTTTGGTCTTACCGGAATACTCTGCCGCTTTCCTATCACGGTGCGGAAGTCGGGGACAGGGGAGTCCCGGGCCCACTGGATAGGCTGCCGATGATCGCTTGGCTTCTCGGAAGTTTTACAGTCACAGCGCTCACCGGGGTCGAGGTGGCTGCCGCAGTTTGGGCAAACATGGTAATAGCTCATTTTCTGTTCACCCCCTTCCGCTTCTGTATCGGCCTGAACAGATCCTGCTCCCCTTTGGCCCGATAACGCTGCCGCAGCGCCTGATATGGGAGGCCGGCCGCCGCCGCTGCCTGCTTCAGGGTCATTTTCTTTCCGTCATATTCGACCATGATGCAGGTGCTCCGGTTGTTGTTCTGCTCCGATCTGGTGGCCCATCGGCAGTTTTCCGGGGTGTAGTCTCCGTCGTTGTCTATGCGGTCTATGGTTAAGCCTTCAGCGTAGCCGCTGCCAGTGGCCCACTTCGCGAAGGCGTCGAAGCTGCTCCACTCGGGGCAGACGCGGATCCCGCGTCCCCCGTATCTGTCAAAGTTTTTGTGCCGCGGATTGCTGCATCGGTCGTGCATATTTCGGAACACCTCGAGGAGCTTGTGAGCGGGAGGCTTGGGCTTCCCGTCCGGGCAGTCTGGCCCGCAGCGCTCAGCTCCTCCTCGGATGACGTCGAGCTCGAAGGCAAGGAATCGGCGGCCGCATGAGCAGCGGCAGAGGACGACCGGCTTCCTATTGACCATACCGGCCTTGCCGATGACCGTCCGGCCGGCGCTCGACTGCCCGATCGTCTTGCAGCTGATCGACGGGAACGGGATCCCGCGCCCGCGCGGCCTGCCGATCTCCGACGTCGGGATGCTGGCGCCTTGGATGGCTGCGTCGCTCCAGTCCGGCCACTCGATCGTCGCCGAGGATTCTTTTCGGTTTTGTTCCAGCCTGAGCTTGAGGTATGCAGCGATGACCTCCAACGTCTCGAGCCTGTGCCGCTTCAGAAGTCTCTCGGTGCTGTTCTCGGCGACTTCCTGCTGGGTCTCCCGGAGGCGCCGGTTATTTTCAGCTACGAGCTCGAGGAGGAGCCGTTCGCTCTCTCCAGAAAGCACCTGATCCGGGCTGATCCTCCAGCTATTGGCGTTTATCGCGTCATTCGCCCACTGTGTCAGCTCGTTATACCCATCCATCATCGGCCGGCTTGAAGCCCCTGCCCCAGTCTCGGCCGGCGTCTGGATCCCGGTCAGGATCTCGCTGATCGCCTGCATCCATGCTCACCTCCTCACTGTTATCCCAGTACCCGCCGTTGAGCCATGTGGCCGGGTTGGGGATGTACCTGCCGTTCTCCCTGCGCCACTGGTCGCTCCTTTTTTGGCGGTCGACGGCCTGCATGATGGTCTCGTGCAGCTCGGCCGTCGGCTTGATCTTGTTCCATGCCTTGAGAGCGTACTGCTTGCCGACCTTCTTGGGGTAGGCGTTCCAGAACTCGTCAAACCTTGCGGCAGCAGTTTTTCCATTGCTGACGGTTGGCGGCCCGTTAAAGGGGGACCGGGGGGTGCTATCTGTTCCTGTATCTGTATCTGTGTCTGTATCTGTATCTGTATCGGGTTTTCTCGGTTTATCTAAAAACCGTTTGGTTTCTTTGGGTTTCTCTCGGTTATTTTCGCTTTTGTTTGCTTTTCTCGGACGTCCACCTTTTGCACCGTTTTCCGCATTGATGGCGCAGCGTTCGGCGTATTTTGTGGCATCGCGATCCATTTGCGCCCTCATAAAGGAAAAGGCCATGCCGACAGAGTCGTGTAAGTCTGGCATTTTCCCGGACTCACCATAATCAAGGAGAGCCATCAGCAATTTCCCGCGATCTTCGGGTGGCAGCAGCTCAAATTGCTCTCGCCAGTCGAAATAGATGACAAATCCCTTTTTTTCAGCCATCTCCAGCCACCTCCTTTCCGCGTCTCACGCCGTAAGCTCATAGGTTTATCCTGCGGATCCCGGTCGGCCGCGCCTCGGTCTCCTCAGAAACAGGGTGCGCGAGGTATTCCAGCAGCGAGTCGTAGTTAAGCAGCCGCCGGCGGCCCATTTTGATCGAGGGGATCGTGCCTGCAGCGACCAGCCTGCGGATCATGTAAACCGTGACCGGCGTGTTGGGATCTTCCAGCTTGAGCTCGGCGAGAGCCTGCTCCGGGTATCTCATGCGCGGCGCCTTTGCGGGAGCCCGCTCGGCTGTCATCGTGTTCATGCTGCCGCCTCCCTTACAATATGGTGAACAGCTCGGCGACGGGTCTGTCGAGTGCATCGGCTACCTTTTTTGCGGTCGAGGGGGATGTTGAGTTGCCCCGCTCCACACGGCTGATCGTCGCCTGTGTGACCTTCGCCTCATGAGCGAGCTTGGTCATGTCCCACCCGCGCTCGATTCGAGACGCTCTGAGCGCTTCGGCCTTTGCCTTAATCATTTTTTAGCTCCTTTCTCAGGTGTCGGGAGACGGAAAGAGACCGCCGAGCGGACTCATTCTCCCGAGGTGGAAAATGGTCTTCTCGGCGGTCTCTTCGACCATCGGCTTGCGATGGTGGTGCCCGAGTTCCGGTGCTCCGTATGCGGAGTCAGAAAATTCTTGGCTTCAGCCGCATCTTAACGATACACTTTCCAAACAGACGCACTTTTCCCATGTTGGGGTCTGTCTGTTTGGGCGGCTGATTTCGGCCACACAGTCACCGATGTGGTGTGTGGTGATGTCATCCGGTTTTAACAGATAGTTGGTGGTGTAGGGTCTGGGCTACTAATTCCCGTTTATCCATGCGCCCGATTCATTATCGGGCTTTACTGTAATATATCACCTCTATGCCAGATTGTCAACAATTTGTGCAAATATTTTAATTTTTATTTTTGTTCTTGCATTTTGTAGTATAAAGGTGTATGTTTATAGTGAAGGAGGCGACGCTATGATCGGCGACAAGATTAAACTACTGCGAGAGGCCAAAGGATTGACGCAGCAGCAAATTGCTCAGGATCCCGCTTTCGGAATTAAGCAGGGAACGCTATCGGCGTATGAGAGAAATGCGCGAGAGCCAAATATCGAAACGATCAGGAGGATCGCGGAGTATTTCGGCGTCACATCCGACTATCTGATCGGTATCAGTGAACACCAGACAGCAGAGTACGACGCAGTCGGGAAAGTCATCCCGCTATCCGATGACGCCATTGATGCCCTGCGAGGATATGACGCCGAGGTACTATCCACAATTAGCTCAGTGCTCTCGGCGTCGGCCGCGACGGAGTTTTTCGAGGATCTTCGCGCCTATGTCATGGCGTGCAGCCCCGGGCCCGAGGATCTGGCCGAGCTGCTGCCGATGGCCGACCACATAAACAGGAGTGCCTCGGCTGATCGTGTCGCTCTGGAGATGCTCACCAGCTACAAAAGGAAGCTGCTCGACAGGGCGCTGGATGAGCTATGCGAGGAGCTGACGGCGGCCGCCGACATCAGTACATCCACGAAGCCAACAAAAGGAGGGGAACGCCATGGCAACAGCAGTAAAACGAGGAGATAGCTACAAGATCACGGCCTCATGCGGCTACGACATCTCCGGCAAGCAGATCCGCAAGCACACCACATGGACACCGCCGGCCGGGATGACTCCCCGCCAGATCGCGAAGGAGCTGGAGCGCCAGAAGGTATTATTCGAGGAGCGGGTGAACTCCGGCACCACAAAGGACGGGAACATCCGGTTCGAGGACTTCGCCGCGATCTGGATGAAGGACTTCGCTCAGAAGCAGCTCAAGGTCAAGACCTACACGGGCTACGAGAAAAGCCTCGTGCGGATCAATCAGGCCATCGGTCACATCAAGCTCAAAGATCTGCGCACCGGCCATCTCAACGAGTTTTACAGAAACCTCGAGGAGACCGGGATCCGGGCCGACCTGAAGTACACCAGCAAGATCGACATCGGCGCGGCCATCGAGCAGGCAGGTGTCACGCGCACGGCCTTCGGGAAGGCGGCCGGAGTCGCGGGGAACACGCTGCGGATCGCCATCTCCGGCAAGAGGGTCAGCAAGGAAACGGCCACGGCGATCAGCGAGGAGCTCGGTCTGAAGCTCTCGGACGCCTTCAGGCTGGAGCAGCCCGATCGGCTGCTGTCCTCCAATACCGTCCGCTCCTACCACCGGATCATCAGCTCGTGCCTCGGGAAGGCGGTCAAGTGGGGCTACATCCCCTACAATCCGGCCGTCAACGCCGAGCTGCCGAAGATGCCGAAACAGGAGGCGGCATATCTGGACGAAGCGGAGGCCCGTCAGCTTTTGGTGCTTCTGCATCAGGAGCCCATCAAGTACCGGGCGATGATAACCTTCGACCTTCTCTCTGGCCTGCGACGCGGCGAGCTGCTCGGGTTGCGCTGGCAGGATGTGGACTTTGAAAACCAGACCATCACGATCGTGAACACGCTGAACTATGCGCCCGGCGCCGGCGTCTATGTCGACACGCCGAAGAACACCACGTCGGCCCGGCCGCTGAAGCTCTCACCGACCGCCTTCTCGATGCTCCTCGAGTACAAGCGGTGGCAGGACGACCAGCGCGACGCCTGCGGCGATTATTGGAAGGACACGGTCGGCCGCGTATTCACCGGAGACGACGGCGCCCCGGTGTTCCCCGACTCTCTGACAAAATGGTTTGCCGCCTTCGTGAAGCGGAGCGGGCTGCCGGACGTCCACATTCACAGCCTGCGCCACACCTACGCGAGCCTGATGATCGCCGACGGCACTCCGCTCCCCGTGGTCTCTCGCAGACTGGGCCATGCACAGGTCAGCACCACGGCCAATATTTACGCCCACGCCATAGCGTCGGCCGACGAGAAGGCCGCACAGATCGCCGAGAAGTTTGCCGACGTTGTGACCACTCCCGAGGATTGTCAGGCAACAGGCAAAAGAAAAAGCCCCGCCAAAAGGCGGGGCAGGCTGGAGCTGGTGGGGTGACTCGAACACCTGACCTGCGCATTACGAGTGCGCTGCTCTACCGACTGAGCTACACCAGCATAATGAAGGCAAAAACCTTGTTTTTGAGAATAAGCACCAAATAAACACCAAACCGACCAGAACGAGCCGAGTGGCAAACGGGAAAACGCTGATTTCATGCGGGTTTGCGGGCTTTTGGGCCTGCTTCGACCTGCTGATTACGAATCAGCTGCTCTACCGACTGAGCTACACCAGCGCATTCGTTTAAATGCAAATCGAAGTATAGCACAAAGATTTTTTCGCGTCAAGCGATTTTTCAAACTTTTTGAAAGCGGGCGGCTTGTAATATTAAATGCGAAAGAACAAATACCACGTCGAATGACGGGTACGCGTTCTATCGCATTTATTTTTTTACCATAAAAAGCCCGAAAGCGCAAGGAGGACGCGAAAATGAAGCACGTTTCTTTTGAAGAGTACGAAGCCGCGAAAGCCGAAATCATCGGTGGAGTTCACTACATCGAGAAATCCACGATGGAAAACGACGTGATTCACAAGACCTATTCCACCGAAGAGAACGGCACGTTCTACGAGGTGAACGACAAAGGCCGCGTCGAGTTTTGGAGCGACAAGCATTCCGAAAGCCGGATTTACGACGAAAACGAGCGGGCCACCGAAACGGACAAAAAGGCGGGGCCGGGCTACGGCGATTTGCTGGCGGAGAGAATCAGAGCGAACGCCGACGCGTCGAAGCTGACCGACTTTGAAAAGTTCGTCCTTGACCGCGGCTATATGTTCGCAACGGAAGCCGACTTGAAAGCCGGGTACGACCGCAAATGGAAAGCGAACCACGGAATCGCCCTAACGCTGGAAGAGTTCACGGCGGAAGCGGAATGCAGGGGCCGCAAGCTGGACACCTTGCAGGAGGTTTACCGGGTCATTTCGGAACACATCAAGGCCGGGCGGCTGACCGCGGGTGCGCTGATGGACTATGCGTATTACGCATGGTGTCTGAGAAAGCCGGAAGCAATCATCGCGTATCAGATCGGAACGGGAAAAGACACGCCGGTTCACCAGAAATGGGCGGTCAATAACTGTTCGCAGGAAATCACGGAAGCGGAAGCCCGCGTTGCAGTTTGCGAAGAATTCGGGTTCGAGGTTAGCCGGGTCCGCATCATCGGGACCCCGTACTACGACGCGACCGACTGGAATTTCATTCGGTTTGACTGCGCCGGGCGGTGCTGGTTGATGAAAAATGCTTCCCTCTATCCTGTCTACGAATAAAAAAGCGGAGGGGCGGCGAAAGCCTGCCGCCCCTCCCGGAAAGGTGGTAAGGAATGGGCTGTATTTTTAGGCCGGAAGCGCTTTCGTGGGAGGACATCGACGGTGGGCGCGGCGAAATGACGATGGAAGCAATCAGGAACTTCATAAGCGAATATTGCTATCCTGACGAATACGCCGACTATGGCGACGATGAAGAACTACCAAACGAACTTGTTTTCTTTGCGGAAATGTGGGAAAGGCTGGACGGTTACTACACGCCGATTTCAGACAGTTTCCAAACGGCGGCGGTTCTTTCGCTGATTGACGGCGCATTTTTCGACAGCATGGCGGCGGACAGAATTGCCGAAAAGCTGACAAAATCGGCAACAAAGCCGGATTTGGTGCGGATTATTACGCACGTCGCAAGCGCCTATTGTTGGTATGTGTCGCTGAAAGCGCGTGTCGAAAAAGCAAAAGGCGAAGAATAAGCCGCAACGGTGAAAAGAAACGGGGTGAAATGGTGCGGCAGTACAGATATATAGACTTTCAGGACCGCAAGGAGATTTCCACGCGATACCTGAACGGCGACCGGGTGGCGGACATTGCCGACGGGCTGGGCGTGACAACGGCTACCGTCTACCGGGAGTTGAAGCGCGGCGAAACGGGCGGGCTTGACCGCAACCTGCGGAAAGCATACAACCCCGTTCTTGCACAACAGCGCGTACAAGAAAACTTCAAACGCCGCGGCAAATCCGCGGTCAATTCGTAAAGGAGGTTTCGCGGTGAACAATTTTGAAGAAATTACGAAGAACCCGGAAACGCTGGGCGCTTTCCTGCGGGGCCTGCCCGTCATTGAAGCGCCGTGGGATGAAGAATTCCAGCGGAAGTATTGTGCCGGGTGCGGGAAAGTCAGTTGTGACGATGGTAGCCCTTGCCCGTATGAGGACAAGCGGAACAATCCGCTTTGGTGGCTGTCGCAGGAAAGCGGAAAGGCGGCGGAGGTATGAGCCGAAAGGAACAGCAACACGGCGGGGTCAAGCTGACGGCGAAGACGGCCCGCACCCTTGCAATGCAGGAGTTCGGGACCGCCCGCGGTCTGACGAAAAGTACGTCATTCGTCGGCGCGTACTTCATGGAGTTTGGAAACCTGCGTATCGAAATTTGCGCGGACGCGGCTTGTATTGCTGTTCGCGTGGTTCTGGCCCACGGTACGGGTTCCAGCGTGAAATACTTTGACCCGGACACCCTGCAAGAGAACTTCAAGGCTATCGACAAACACCGTGAAGACGAAGACCGCGCCATTATCAGTGATTGGGTCAACCTGAACGGCCCGGAATACTGCCGGAAGCAGGTTGAAGCGATTTGGAAACAAGGAGGTTGAAAACGTGGAGAGAAACGGGAAGCACATCGCAAAAGAAGCAACAAACGGAATTATTTACGACAGCGCCGGACAGATCGTACACAATGGGCTGTTGGAGATTTGCCCGTTCTGCGGCGAAATGAACAACCATTTTGGAAGCGGCGGAAGCGTGAACATTTGGACGGTTGGCGCGATTGAACGCAGGGAGTGTACGAAGTGCCGAAAGCAGTTCCACAAAATCAGCCTGACGGTTCCGCCCGATGAAACACCGGAAGCGTTCTATTTGCGGGTCATAAAGGCGGTGACAGCATGAAACGTCAATTCTGCTTGCCCTGCTTCCTCGAAATCAAGAAAGCCGGGAAACACGATATTGAGCGTGTCCGCGGCGGCGTGAATATGAAAATCACCTGTTGGCGGTGCAAGCGCCGTCGTTTCGGGGCCGAATACGAGATTTCCCGGAAAGGCGGTGTGTCCCGTGACAACGGCTGATTTGAAGCGGGCGTTCATGGACGAACGCCCGGTACGGTACAACGGCATCACCTACCAGCGAGTAACAGCGGTGATTTACCGCAAGACCCCGGACAAAACCGGGTTGCTGGTACAAGGTGAACTGCTGGACAAGAACGGACGTGCCGTTATGATCGCGGCGGCGGAGCGAATCGAAGTGGAGGAACCGAAATGACACAAGAGATTATCACAATCACCGTTGAAGCCGGGCAAATGACCGCCCGGCGGAAGCCCCGGAAAATCGCCCAGCGCCGCCCGGTCCCCGTGTGGGCTATCGTGAAGTATGCGGCCCTGACGATTACCGGAATTATGCTGTTTCGTGAGGGCGCGGCCCGTGCGCTGGCTTACCGGGGCTATTTCGCCGTCGGCGGAGAGATTTTCGCCCTCTTCCTCCCGGTTTTCTATTACTGCCTTTCCCGGACGGTCCGGGACCTTATCACGGACATTAAGAACGGCTTCAAGCCGGAATATGAGGAGGACTAAGTTATGAAGAAAATTTCACAGATCGAAACAGGCGGGCGCTTCCTGTACGGCGGCATTGAGTGGGTCAAGCTGTACGCAGGCGACGGAACCGTTGCGATTTCCGCCGAACCCGTCTTTGAACGCGCTTTCGACGAAAACAACAAGAACGATTGGCGTTCTTCTTCCCTGCGCCGCGAACTGAACGGCGCGTTCCTCGACGCTCTGGTTGCAGAGGGCGCGGACCGGGCGGCGTTCCTCGATTGGGAAAGCGACCTGACCGCCGATGACGGTATGACCGACTACGGGACCGCCACCGACAAAATCGCTTTGCTGTCGGACAAGCTGTATAGAATGTTCCGCGGCATTATCCCGCGCGTGGACGCGTGGTGCTGGAACCTGACCCCGTGGACGTGCGACCCCGAATACTCTTACAACGTCCGCTACGTCGCTTCCTCTGGCGCGCTGAACTGGGACAACGCTTACCTCGGCGACGACGGCGTTCGCCCGCTTTGCTATCTGAAATCCGAAATCTTGGTATCTGTCCCCGGAGAGGACGACGAAGAGAAAAACGTTGAAGTCGCCGATGAGGACCGCGCACAGCTTGTTCTTATCGCAAGCGACAGAATTTTGAATGCCATGAATGAATACCCCGTGGAAGTTTGGGGCGAAGCGCTGGGCGCGGCTGTGGCTTCTCTGTTCACGTCGAAGCAGGACGCGGCGCAGATCGCGCAGGAAGACAAAGATAAAGCGGCGGAGGTCTGAACCCCCGCCGTCGTGAAAACTGGATAAAGAAAAACCGCCCCGCGTTTGCTTGGGAGAGCAGACGCGAAGCGGGTTCCGCCGATGAAAATATATCAGCTATCAACCTACCGTTAGTATATCAAAAACGGCGGAAAAAGTCAACAAATAACGCCGTTTTTGCGCGGCGTGGCGGGCTTGTAATGGGTATTAACGTTCCTGCGATTAGCCTTGTCACGCATGACAACAGGACCGGGAAGAAAGACACGCCCTATCCGGTGTTCTTCCTACCTGCATAGACAACTACATACGCCGGAAGTAAAGCCCCGCCCGCTTCCTCTACCCGCAAAAGGAGTGAAGCAAGTGCGAAGTTTTATGAGAGAAAAGAAAATCTACTGCGGAAAGCATTATCGGGAGGTAGATATATACCCCTATGCCACACAGCTTCTTATCTGGGAAACTGTTATCGGAGAGCGTGATGTGAACTTCAATCATGTAGCAGCCAGTGGTTGCAGCAATGTGAAAGATGTCATCAATGCAAAGCATCCGCTTCGCAATAAGATTTTCAGTTATTACAACAGTATGGTGCAGAGTGTACAGAACCATGCGACCATACCGAGCTTTTGTAA